ACGCGGACCACGGAGCATTGATTGGTGACTTTGTTACTATATCTAGTGTCAGTGGTGCAGTCGGTGGTTTAACACAAGCTAACTTACAAGGTGAGTTCGAAATATTAACGGTGCCAAGTTCTAGTACGTATACTATAGAGGCGCCAGCTAATGCTTCCTCGTCCGCGACCACCGGAACAGCAACAGCAACATATCAAATAAATACAGGAGCAGCGGTAGCTCTTTTTGGTTATGGTTGGGGCGCTGGTACATGGAGTTCAAGCACATGGAACACATCAAGGGAAGGTTTGACAGGAGCAGACGGTGTTTTGTTACAATCATCAAAATGGGCACTGGATAACTGGGGTGAAGATGCATTAGCTTTACAGTTTGATGGTGGTTTATTTTATTGGGATACGTCCGCAGGATTATCAAGTAACTTAGCTTCTACAACAGAAGTAAGCGGAGCACCTACTAAATCAAGATTTATGTTAGTCTCTGGTGATGATAGACACATTATTTGTTTTGGAACAGAAACAACAATAGGTTCAACATCAACACAAGACAACATGTTCATACGTTGGTCTTCACAAGAATCAACTAGTGATTGGACACCAACGGCAACTAACACAGCAGGTTCACACAGACTAACAGACGGAAATCAAATACAAACTGCTGTTAGATCAAGAGGTGCGGTAATGGTATGGACTGATTCTGCTTTGTATTCAATGCAGTTTATTGGAGCACCTTTTACTTTTGGATTTAAACAAATAGGTTCTAATTGTGGCGCAGTAGGAATACACGCGGCAGTTGATGTATCTGGTACATCATTCTGGATGAGTGATGAGTCCTTCTTTATGTTTGATGGTTCGGTGAAAAAGATACCTTGTAGTGTGCAAGATCATGTCTTTGATAATATTAATTCTAATGCAAAACAAGATGTATTTTGTGCAGCGAATGCAGACTTTAATGAGGTCATGTGGTTTTATCCATCAAGCGGGTCAGATCAAATAGATAGAGTTGTTATATTTAATTACGCAGAAAACTTATGGTATGTTGGCACACTAGCAAGAAGCTCATGGGCTGACAGTGGTGTGTATCCTGTTCCTTATGCTGCTGAGTTTGAAGCGTCAGACACAACAGCTACTATATCTACAATCAATGGACTTAAAGCAGGTAGAACTTTTATATATTTACATGAGACAGGTGTTAATGATGATGGTTCTGCTATGGCAAATCATATTGAATCTGGTGACATAGACATTGCCGACGGTGATCAGTTTATGTCTATTGGAAGATTTGTACCAGACTTTAAAGGTCAAGCAGGCACAGTAGATATGACAATGAAGACTAGACCATTTCCAACAGCTTCACAAAAAACACATGGTCCTTTTGAGTTAACAACAAGCACAAATAAACAAGACACACGAATACGTGGTAGACAAATATCTGTTCGAATATCAAGCGATGGTATTGACGACAAATGGCGATATGGTACACTTAGACTTGATATGAAACCAGATGGAATGAGAGGCGGATAATGGCACTAATTACAGTACCGCGTTTACCAGACGCAACAGAAGAATATGACAAACATCAAATGTCACAAATGGTTCAAACACTAGAACAAATGATATTTGTTTTGAATAACACATATGTCCCAGAAACTCTTAAACAAGAGGATGAAAGGGTGAATTGGTTTTTATCGTAAATGGCTAACGTCTATACAAATTATAAAGCAAAGCTATCTACAAATGAGCTGACTACTATATATACAGTACCAGCAGAAACGACATCAATTGTTAAATCTATTCGTGTATCAAATGATGATACGGAAAACAATTGTAACATATCGTTACATCTCGTAGACTCAAGCAGTGTTAGTTATAGTTTAGAAGTAGACAGAACAATTCAAGCTAAACGATCACAAGAGCTTCTTGCAACTGGTAACATGGCGCAAGATACATCTGATAGCACAGTGTCAGCACCTGCTCCACTTGTTGCAAAAGAATCAGAAATAATAAAAGCTCAAGCTCAAAATGGAAATGACTTGAGTATAATCATCAGTGTACTAGAAATGTCTAGTACGTAAAGGAGAAGACTATGATGAATGAAAAAATGAAGAAAATGCTAATGATGGCTATGGCGAAAAAAAAGAAAAATAAAAAAGGTGGTCCAGATGTAATGATGGCTATGGGCGGAGGCATGGCATACAAAAAAGGTGGTACTACAAAGAAAAAAGTTAAAAAGAAAAAACTAGCCGCTATGTACGGAGACCCTAAAAAAATAACTAGAGGCGATATTATTACTGCCGCTAAAATGAAAAAGAAAAAGAAAAAGTAATGGGTAAACTTTGTGCAAGAGGTAAAGCGGCGGCTAAACGAAAGTTTGATGTTTATCCGTCAGCTTACGCAAACATGTACGCTTCTGCTGTTTGCTCTGGTAAAGTAAAACCGGGTGGTAAAAAGAAAAAGATGGCTGGTGGTGGAGAAGTTTTAGACTTCAACAAAATATCACAAGACAGAAAAAGAATTTCTAGTTACGCTCAAGGCGGCATTGCAAAAGGCTGTGGTGCTATTATGCAAAAGAAACGTAAGAAGACAAAAAAATCATAATGGCAAAAAAAGGTCTAAGAGCTTGGGTCAAAGAAAAATGGGTAGACATTGGTGCACCGGATGGTAAAGGCGGTTATAAACCTTGTGGTAGAAGCAAGGGAGAGAAACGTAAAGGCTATCCTAAATGTGTACCTTTAGCAAAAGCTAGATCCATGTCCAAGGGCCAAAAACGTTCTGCCGTTGCACGTAAGCGTGCGGCAGGGAACACGGGACCTAAACCAAAGAACGTCGCAACTTTTACAAAAAGGAAAAAAAGTGGAACGAAAAAGAGATAAGCAACCACCTAAAACAAAGAAGTACTTTAGGTCAACTAAGTCTGGTGCTGGTATGACGAAGGCTGGTGTTGCTAAATATCGTAGGGATAATCCCGGTTCTAAACTTAAAACTGCTGTAACAGGCAAAGTAAAGAAGGGATCAAAGGCAGCTAGTAGACGTAAATCATATTGTGCTCGTAGTGCAGGACAGATGAAGAAGTTTCCAAAGGCAGCAAAAGACCCTAATTCTAGACTAAGACAAGCTAGAAGAAGATGGAAATGCTAATTAACTATTGCAAAAGGATGGGAAAATGAGTATAAAAAAGGACGAAAACGTATTAGCTGGTAAGAAGACTCCAAATGTCTTACCGATTGAAACATCAGTGAAGGTCACTAATGCGCAAACAGGTAAAGAATATGCTAGTGAAGACGAAGCACAAGCAGACGTGAAAAATCCTGCAACTTCCACAGAAGAAAAAGATATCAAACGCGATGTCGCTATAAAGGTGAATAGCCTAGACATATTCGGAGAGGTCATGAAATAGCATGCAGGGATTACAGTCACTAGATCAATTTAAAGATTTTGTATCATCTATTGGTGGTTTAGGCCGCTATGAAGATACATATATCGTGCATGCGGCAGAAGGTGAAACCGTTGTTCCAATGGAGGTTTTAGATAGAAACCCTTTATTGAAAAAACGGTTATTTAAAACAATGGTAGATATGGGTATTGAACCCGGCAGATACATTGTAGGTAACGAACTAAACTCAAAGAATCCAGTTACTGGACAACCAGAGTTCTTTCTTAAAAAAATTGTAAAGCAAATAAGAAAAGCCCTACCGGGTGATTCAGAAAAATACTTAGGCACAATCGTCGGTCTTGCAACAGGTAATCCATATCTTGGTGCGATAGCTGGTGGTGTGGGTAGTGGTATGAGTGGAGCTATTGGTGGTGGTCTTGCAGGATATCAAAGTCCGGGTATAAAAGGATTAGGTAGAGGATTTTTAGATTACCAAGGTGCAGGTAAAGTTGATGCTATGAATTTAAGAGATATATTCTCAAGAAAGGGAGGAGCGGATTTCTTGTTTGGTAAAGGAGATCAATCTGGTCTTTTCGGTAAATTTGATTTTAGAAAAGATGCAGGCGGAGTAAAAGGAGTAGGAGAAAATATTACAGGAAAAACTGGTGGGGGTAGACTTGGTCAAGTTAAAGAAAATATAAAAAATATAGATGTTGGTTCGGGTGTGTTAGAAAAAGCAAAAGATGCAAAAGAAGGTGTTCTTAGTGGTATGAGTATTATGGATGCAGCTAAATTTTATGGATTAGGAACAGTAGGTTTAGGAGTATTAATTCAGTTAATGGAAGGTGAACAAGAAGACACAGGCGAACAATATGAATATAAAACAACTGGAGAAAGTTATCCGGGAGTAATAAATCAAAATCCAATATTTGCGCAAGGCAGA